TTCCATATTCAAGCACCTCTTTGATAAATCCTGTATTTCTGAAGGTCATGGCTTCCATCAGGTGGATTGGTTTAATCTCTGATTCATTTTCCATAAGCATGATCGTCAGTGCTACTTTTAAAATCTTATCCATTCCTCGCCTTGTGATCTTGCCAGATCGATAGGCAATATCTAAAATCTCTTTGCATTCTTTGGATAAATGAAGGAGCTTGTTTAACTGTATGTGACTTAAATGGCTGGTATCACTGCATTGATAGTTTTTTAATAACTTTTTTTCTCTTTGTATGGTTGTTTCGATGCGTTCTTTGATCTGATGGGATGTTTCTTGACTCTCTTTTTGTATCTTCTGTGTATCAGCCTCTTTTTTACTTAAACATAGGACCATGTCAAAACGGTCTAAGATCGGACCGGACAATTTCTTTAGATAACGCTTTTTTTCATGATAAGTACATCGGCAGATCCCATCTTCCAATCCATAACCGCAAGGACATGGATTCATGGTTGCGATCAGTTGAAAGTCTGCCGGAAACTTGTGGTAAATCCCATTTCTGGTGATATCGATCGTTCCATCTTCCAGTGGCTGCTTATCATACATATGCAAAAGAAAGGATGAAATCATGCGCATAATATGGAAAGATAAACCAAGAGGGAAAGGACATACTAATAAAAAATACACTGGTTTTGATATAATAAGAAAAAATGGTGGATGGATTACTTCTGTCCCTGGTGATACAAATGTATATCGAACTGTTGACCATGCAAAAAATTCTATTGATCTATATCTTTATGGATACATACCAAAACGAGCAAGTTACAGAAAAAATATAGGTACTGGAATAATAGGAACAATAGAATAGATAAAGAAGAAGCTGATTCTAACATTTTAAAAGAAAAACACTCTTGTCAGATCAGCTTCTTTTTTAATCAACATTTCTTTATGTTATTACAAAAAAATACTTGTTTCTACCTTATTATAAGGTATTACATTTTCCTTTCAAATTATACAATTTCAAGATACTTTGTCGGAACCCAGCTGTTAAGCTGTTTAATAAGTGCTTCATTTTCTCCGCCATGCACCTGAACTTTAGTAACCGTATACTTTTTATTTAAGTATGAACTTGAAATAACCTTTCCTTTTGCAGCACCACCATATTTTGCATTACCAACGATCTTCACGGATGCTCCAGCTGTTAATTTTTTTACAACTTTAGTTGTTGTGCTTGTCTTGATACTATGTCCAACGATTGCTTCTGCTAAAGCTTTACCAATTGCATCTGCACCAACTGTTTTGTACAAGAGATAATCATCCTTATCATCAACAAAACAGATCTCAAAGAGTAGGGCTTTTGCTTTTGTATGATTTAAGTAATATAAGCTAGATGTTGTTTCATATTTGCTTGTCTCCTTTCTTGACTTTATTGTAAAAAATTGTTATAATTTTAAGGAAGTTTTTTCATACTTGATGTATAAAACCCCTATACATCGAATTTCTTCAAAAGGACGTTTTTTTGAACGTCCTTTTTGCTATACAATTAGGTAATTTTTTGCATTATAAAAGGCGCTCTTTCGAATGCCTTATTCCTGTATTAATTTTGGACTTTTTTGTATTCCTTTTCCATTAAAGCTGCTAAGATCATTTTTCTCTAACTCAAAAATCATTTCTTGTTCATATAAATTTTCTCTCAAATCATTAAATGTAAAATATATATAAATTTCATTACTATCTTCTTTTCCTTTGTTATGCGTATAATTTATGGATTTTTCTAACTCCTTCCCTTTTTCAATTGCTGTTGCCAAATAAGTCCCATTGCATTTTATATTTACTGCACTATCCAGTCCAACATTTTTAACAATAACTACAGCCTGTTGCTTTTCGCATTCTTTAGAATCCTTAGCTACTTTTCTGTTTTCCACCCATATTCCATCTGTTGAAAAAAGGGGGTATTTTTTGTTTTTTGTTTTTGCAAGAAAATACCCCCTTTTATAACAAAAAAAGACCAGGGATTTTCTCCCTTGTCAGATTAAAATTTAAGGTATCTTGTAGCTGAATACCCTATTACACTCTTGTACTTAACTTTCGTCCAAGTGCTGCCTTTTTTAATTACTTCTGCTTTTGATCCTTTCGGAATCTTGCCAATGATCTTAGATGATCTGTTAGCACTGTTTCTGATCATAAGTGGATCGGATTTTGTGACAACCTTAGCATACACAGTTGCTTTGGTAACTTTCTTCACTGTCGTTTTTACAGATTCCTTAGCCTTGGTAACTATTCCAAGCTTTTTATTGCAGATTCCTTCTGCGATCAACTTAGCGATCTTATTTACGTACTTACCGATTTTATAATCGGACTTAGAATCACAGAAAAAACTCTCTGTCATGATCGTTGTTGCCTTTGTACTATTCAGCATATACAGGTTCGTTCTCTTCTGCACGTTACGATCTGTAAATCTAGCAGATACGAGTTTCTTCTGGACTCTCTTTGCGTACTTCTTACCATTTTCGGAAACGTATAATACTTCTGTTCCGTGTGCTTTTCCATTATAGCAATTCAAGTGACCTTCGACAACAAGATCATAATTCTTTGCATTTAAACGTGTCAGTTTCCATGATTTTTCCTGTGACGCAGCGGTAAATACCTTCTCTGGGCAGATATACAGATCAACACTGTGTCCGTCGCTTTCAAGATATTCTTTTACCTTTTTCATCAGCTTTTTATTGTACTTATACTCGTTTACTCCACCGCAATCTTCTCCACTTGCTGATGTATATGATCCATTTTTAAGCAAACTGTGTCCTACTGTCAATGCGATTCTCATATGTCTACACCTCCTGTTCTGCTGCTGCCTGATTATCTTCTGTCTGTTCCTGTTCCTCTGGATCTTCTAAGTCAGTTTCAGGTAACGGAGTCTCTGCGTAATTTGTCCATGTTCCGTCATCTAACTCTGTCGTATGATTGATCTTATCTTCTCTGCTGACTTCCTCAACATCTTCTAAATCGTATACTGAATTATTTAATTTACCGTCATCCAAAAGGTCTTTGACACCATCAAACCATAACTGAACGATCTCTTTTAACATTTTATCGCTAACAAATAATTGAATCGGTTTTGGCAGCAATCCTCTGGCCATATGTATTACATAATCAAATTTCTGCTGTCCTTGCTTGGATGCACGGAAGGTTTTCTCTGCTTCTACAAACAGCTTGTATACATCCAGTCTGATCCCTTCCAGACCTTTTTTTGTTATATAGTCGATCAGTTTCTTAATTAAAAAAACAGCAATCAAAATTGTGATTACTGCTAAAAATAGTACTTTATTCTGTTCAAATAATTCTTTCATAACGTCTTTCTCCTCTATTTTATAATCCAACTTCTTTAAGTGCGAATCCGAGCACTGCACCGATTAATGCAGTCAGGACATACATAGATATGCTTCTCCATTTCTCCCCGTCTCGGTTTTCTAACTCTTCAAGCCGCTTGCTTTGTTCTGTCTGATTAACGAGCATGTTCTCCATATTGATTGCAAGTTTTTGTACGGACAATGTGAGATCGTTGATCTGTCTTACGGTTGCTTCTAGATCTGCAATTCTTTTATTCTGCCGAACTTGCTCACGATCTACGTCTCTGGCAAATTCCTGATGCTCGTACCTTCTTAAGTATTCATCATCCAAATATGTCTCCTTCCTCAGCTACACCGTTGCTGTCGTTGTTACTTGACTTGTTTCTAATTCGGAAGAAAATATGCAATAGAAGCAATTAACATCACTTTCGTTTGCTTCAAGTCCTACGCTGATCTTAACTTTTCCACCGGTCTGTACTGGGTTAGGAGACAGGCTTACAGACTTAATTTCAATGATTTCTGCTGCCATCATACCACCTTCACTTCTATATGCTCTATTAAGATTTCGTCTAATACTGCATATCTGATGTCAAGTGTATAGGTACCACGCTTTTGAGGAGAAATCAGTGCTTCTATATCATGTTCTTTAATATTACAAACTCCAGTGCTTTCTTCAGCTTTGTCTTTCATGTATATTAGCGAATACTCCGCACTTTCAATTGTAAATTTCTCATTTTTAATAGAATGTATAGCAATTACTGCTGTTCTGGATTCTCCCGGGTGCATTATGATCACTTTCTTTTTTTGCATGTTCTCCTCCTCTTTTTTTCTTCTTATTTCTCGTTGTGCAAGGTTGCATACAAATCAAAAGGCTTCAGTGAAACTCTTAATGCTTTAAGATCTACTGTAAGTATGTATGTAGAATAGCTACTTACATTCCCTGCCTCATCATATGCAGTTAATCCGATTACATACCTGCCGTTTAATGTGGCTGGTATAACGGACTCCCATAAATCTAAAGAGTCAGCGGATCTAGTTAAGATCACTGACTCTCCGTTTACATTCCCCTCTAGTCGAACTACCATAACAACTAACCTAGTCCGTTACTTCAACGGATATGATAAATGTTTTGCCAGCATCGACTGGGTTCGGTGTCAATGTAACACTCTTGATCACAGGTGCGGTTTTGTCTAACGTAACGGTACGTGTTATTGTCGTTGTCTTACCAGCACCATCGGTTGCAACAACGGTAATTGTGTTTGTACCTACTGCAAGAGTAAGGGCCTTGCTGAAACTTCCATCGCTTCCAACTGTGACTGCTTCTGCTGCTCCAGAATTAAGTTTAACTGTTACCGTGACAGGACTGTTTGTTGCATCGTTGGTTGTACCTTTTACTGTGCAAGCAGTTTGATTTGTAATAAGTTTATCAGTTGGGCTGGACAATGTTAATACAGGTGGAACTGTATCTACCTTAAACGATGTTGAGCTTGTAGCTGCTGCATTTCCGTCATAATCGCTTGCATCCAATTTGATTGTATGGCTTCCATCGGACAACGCTGTCGTTGGTGTATATGTACACTGGTATCCGCCTGTGATCGCAGTCTTAGTGATCGCATCGCCTGTTACATTAGTACCACTGTCAAGTGTAATACCGATTGTTGCTGGGTTAACTCCAGAATCCACATCGGTAACTTTCCATGTGATCGTAGGTTTGCTGTTTGTAGAGAATGAACCAGCTGTTGGGCTTACAATTGCAATAACTGGAGCTACTTTCTCTTTAACTGTTAATCTAAGGGATGATCCTAAGGTAGAATCACTCGCATCCTTAGATGTTGAGTTTCCAGCCTCATCCGTTGCTGTTACTTTTACTGGATAGTAATGTCCACTCTGGTTATAACTGGATTTTGACGGAGCTGTTACTGTAGCCTCGTATTTTCCTGTTGAGCTGTTAAGTGTAAGTGTATATGTCTGTCCGTTAATGACGGTTTGTACTGTTTTTACTGCCATATCTTTTTCTCCTTTTTCTCTGTTTTTACTCAACAACACAACTAAATTCTGATATGTCAAACTTGAAATTCGACATTATACGACTATCTGGTACAACAGATGAATATGGGCAGCT